ACAAATTTAGATGATACTAATTTTGTTACTTTAAGATTGTTTAATGGCGCTGATAGTTTTTGGCTTAAAATAGCTGCAGGAGAATCTTTATTGTTGATGAACAATGAAATGGACGCTGTAACAGGCTCTACTTTTGGAGCTTTAGCAGACATTTCACATATATATGGACAATCAGATACGGCGGCTTGTGATGTAGAATTTATGTGTGTTACGGCATAATGGCTAAAAAAAGAAAACTTAACTCTACTAATCCAAAATATCTTGGAAAAGTTGTTGAAATAAAAAACAACAAGAAATTAATTAGAGAAATAAAAGGAGTAAAAATTTACGCAGTATATAGTGAATAGTTGCAATCTTCTTATAGTAAGAGAGACTTATACTGACGAATCTGTCATTGGTAAGTTATATCTTAATGGAGAATTTATATCATATACTCTAGAACTTGCGTGGAATAATAACCAAAAAAGCATATCTTGCGTCCCAAGAGGCGTGTATGACTGCAAAGTTAGATTAGCAAAAGATAGTGCAAGCAGAAACTACGACCATTTAATATTAGAAGATGTGCCTAATAGAAGCTATATATTGTTTCACAGGGGTAACTCATCAAAAGATAGTAAAGGTTGTATTTTGACAGGAATGATGAAGGGAGATAACGTAATCTATCAAAGTAAAACAGCCCACACTCTTTTAATGGATAAAATATTTAAAGAGAAATTAGATAGAAAAATTGAATTAGTAATTAAAAATAGATAAAATGAACAAATTTTTAGAGAAGTTTTTATTAGGTACAATGCTTAAAAGTAAGAAGTTTTGGTACACAGTAGTTGGTATTATTACAACATTTTTAAGTGATACTTTTGGATTAAATCCTGAAGAAGTAAATAACATTTTAATGAGTATTGCTGCTCTTGTTCTAGGACAAGGAATTGCTGATACGAAAGTTAAGAAATAGTTTGCTCATTAAATAAAAATAATTAACTTTGTGCTATTGAGTGTTTTCAATAGTATTTTAGTTATAGTAATTAAGAGTGAGAGGTTAATAACTTCTCACTTTTACTTTTTATTAGGTTTTTTTTATTATATTTTTACATAAACCAATAAAATATAATATGTCAGAAGACTTAAAAGGAAAGAGAATGAGACTTTCTGTTGAAGAAGTTGAAGTTATTAATGAATTCAGAGGCAACGACTTAGAAAATATAAATGGGAACACAGCTTTAGAGATACACCTTAAGGATAGAGGTATAGAAAAAAAAGATGTTGTTTCTGTAAAGCATTGGCAAAGTATGAGTGGAGAATTAAGGTTCTCTATCGTTACCAAGGAAGATTATGGTTTGGACGAAAATCAAATCTTTAAAAAAATAAATAACTACATAGAAGAATATTCTCCTACTTATACTACAATAAAAAGAACTAAAGGAACACATCTTTTAGTTGTAAATCCTGCAGATATTCATATTGGTAAATATGCTAGTGAAATAGAAACAGGAGAAGCTTATGACTGTGAAACTGCTGTAGATAGGGTTTTAGAGGGCGTAGAAGGATTAATAGCTAAGTCTAAAGGATTTAACATAGACAAGGTATTATTTTGTATTGGCAACGATATATTACATATCGACAATGTTTATGGACAAACTACTAAAGGAACACATCAAGATACTGATGGTAAATGGTGGGAGCATTATGAGATAGCTTTAATGCTGTACGTTAAATGCGTAGAAATGTTAAGAGCAATTGCTCCTGTAGATGTAGTTCATAGTATGAGTAATCACGATTATCAAAGTGGTTTTCATTTAGCACATACTTTAAAAAGTTGGTTTAGAAAAGCTGATGATGTTAGGTTTGATATTAGTGTGGCACATAGAAAGTATTATGTTTATGGCGAAAACTTTATAGGATTAGAACACGGAGACGGAGCTAAAATGGATAACCTTCCTCTTTTAATGGCTCAAGAACAGCCTGAAATGTGGGCTAAAACTAAATACAGATACTTTTATTTACACCATATTCATCACAAAGTAAAACATAAATGGCTTGACGCTAAAGATTATATTGGCGTTACTGTTGAATATATGCGTAGCCCCTCTTCTGCTGATAGTTGGCACTCAAGAAAAGGATTTAAAGGCGCACCAAAAGCTTGCGAAGCATTTATCCACGATAAAAAAAGCGGTCAAGTAGCAAGACTAACTCACTATTTTTAAACCCTTAACTAACCCTTAGCATGGGGTATTTAATACCCTTATGTATAAAGATAAATATAAAGTTAAAGATAAAGTTAAAGATAAAGATAAAGTTAAATACTACCTTAAATACTATTTTTTTTTAAAAAACTTCTAAATTATTTTGTAGTTTGTAAATTATATGTATATTTGCATAGAATTATTTAATTAACTATTAATCTAAATCAATTTAATTATGTCAAAATATGTAAGCAGTTGTTGCGGTAAAGATTTTCAAGACTTAGAAGACGAAGATAGATTTCAATTTTATAAATGTGATTATTGTTGTGAAGAGTTTGATGAGCCAATGAATGATTATGACTATGATGATTTAAAAAAAGACGAGAGAGAGGAAATGGAAGCAGATGAATATAGAACTAAGATGGCTAAAATACCATTTGGGTAAAATTTAAAATAAATAAAATGAGTAATAACTTAACTAAAATTAAAATGAAAAAAGTAGAAAACACGCAAGCTGAAGTTAAAGAAACTAAAAAGGACGCATTAAGAAGATTGTTTAAAGCAAACAACTTAGTAGAAGAAGATGTGTATAAAGACAAAAGAGGATTTGTTATTATCACTAGGTCAGGAATAGACAAGATAATTAGCAGACAAAATATATCTGTAGCCTATGAGCCTGTAGTAATGGAAAAAGAATGGGTAGTAATGAGAGCTACTGCTTCTATGAGAACAGGTAATAAAGAAACAGACATAAGAAATATGATGTCATTTGGAGAAGCATCAGACCTAAACCTTATGGGTGGTGGTAAAAAGTTTCCTGTAGCTATGGCAGAGAAGAGAGCTATGAGCCGAGTGGTGCTTAAGATTGCAGGGTTCTACGAGCAAGGAGTGTTTGGTCAAGACGAAATGGTAGACTAATGAAAAGCGAACACACAGGCATACCTGCAATAGACAGAGTTATAGCAACAATACTAGAAGAAGAAGAGGAGGAAATTGAATACACTTGTTGTGGAGATGAAGTAGTTGGCTGGGTAGAAGACCATAGAATATGTCCAACCTGCAGAGAACACATATAAAGTGAATACTGATTGGTTTGATGAGATTGTTGATGGTAAACCTATTGACGCTGAGTATTGGCAAATAGATTACATTGACAGCCTCTTACCAAGAACAGCTTTATCTATAATAGAGCAAGATATAATATCAAACAAAATTTTTGAAAAAGGTTTTAGCAAACAAGAAGCTGAAGAGATAATAATTCAACTAAAACAAAGCGAAATTAAAACAGACCCTAGAGACCAATACAAAGATTTTGTAAAAAACGGAATGTTTAATTAAAAATAAAAATAAATGAGTAATAATTATGAAAAAGTCAGAACTTCTAGAAATGAATTAGAAGCTATACTTAGAATTAGAGGAATATCTAAACAAAAATTTGGAAGAATATTAAATATAAAAGGAGGAACAATAGAAAAATATGTAGACAAACCTTACTATATGAGATACTATCAAATGCAAAGAATAGCAAACTATTTAAATATAGATGTTAAAGATGTAATTGATATAATAGAAGTTGATTTAGAAACGGCATCTATAATAGTAGATGGAGAAAAAGACTTTAATGTTATAGAATCTTTACTTGAAAAAAGCGAGTAAGATTTTTTATGACAGAAGAGGGAAGAAACGCTGTAAAAGAATTTGCAGCAAATAAAGAAAAAGAAAATAACATTAATAGAAATCTAATAGAGTTAAATAACTATTTTAAGTATAGCGGAGAGACAGAAGCAATGAATGAAATTTTAGAGAATGAAATGAAGTTTCAAGAAAAAATTAAAGCAAGTCATTATCTCTATAAGCTTAACGGATATAATAGAAAATATATATGTAACCCTAAAAGAGTAAACCCAAAAAGAAAAACTAAATAAAAAAATTATGGCAGAAAAAAATTATGTAGCAAGTAGTATAAAAAAAGTTACTACACAATACGGAGATTTGTTTAACGCAAGCTTTAAGTTAGAAGACTTGCAAAAGATTGCAAAAAGAGGCTGGTTAAACATTACTATAGCAGAAAGAAGAGAGCCTTCTGAAAAAGGAGCAACTCATTATGCTTATGAAAACACATACGAGCCACCAAAAGAAGTTACTTCTAACGATGTTAAAACAGAAGACGACTTACCATTTTAACAGCATAAGGGGGGAGGGGAGGACACTACGTCCAAAAAATAACTCAATTAGATTTTGAAAATTTTTCTTTCTGCTTCTCCCTCTTTATTTTAAATAATATAAACTTAACACCTAAATTATTTGGTAGTTACATATATTATTATTATCTTTACACCCAATTCAATCACTAAATACAAAACACACAATGAATAAAACTTTAAAAAGTAGGAAAAAACGATTAATAGATGCGCTATCAATACAGACCTCTAGCGGCAAAGAAGAGGCAATGATAAAGTATATTATTAGTTTTTGTTTAAAAAATGCTCCCTCGGCAAAAATAGAGGTATTAAATAACAACGTATACATTACTAAGGGCGAGTCAGAAATATATCCTTGCATAGTAGCACATACAGATACAGTTCACGATATACATAAATTTTATAAAGTATTTGACAATGATAATTGTCTGTTTGCTTTTAACGCAGAGAAAGGCACACAGGTAGGTGTAGGCGGAGATGACAAGGTAGGCGTGTGGTTAGCTTTAGAAATGCTTAGACGTCAAGAGTTTGTTAAATGCGTATTTTTTCATTCAGAAGAAATAGGTTGCGTAGGCAGTAGAGATGCAAATATGTCTTGGTTTAATAATGTTGCTTATTGTTTGCAAGGAGACAGACGAGGTAATAAAGATTTTGTTAATTCAATTAGCGGTAAACTATATAGCGATTCATTTGCAGAAGACATACTTCCAATTATATCTAAGTATGGTTATGCAGAAACAACAGGCTCAATTACAGATGTAGGTCAGTTAGCAGAAAACGGCATAGGTGTTGCTGTTGCCAATATGAGTTGCGGTTATTACGCGCCACATTCAGACTCAGAAATTGTAGAATTTTTAGACGCAAATAATTGTCTTGATATGATTATCAATATTGTAGACAGTCTGCCTTGCGTAAGATAT